ATTAGTGCGGTAAGAATAAAAAAATCAGCTTTTGCGAACAAAAGCCTTAATATTAGTATACATTAACCACTCGGTAGAACTCCGCTAGAAAATGCTCCCCATGCCAATCCGATTGCTTCAATGGTTGAGGTTTCTCCAGATTTATAAGGTAAATGCACTACATCTCCAGGGTGGTAAGTAGCTGGTTGACCACTTACTAATACTTCACTATCACCGAATTTTCTTACTTCCCTCTGGGTATCAGAATAGATAAAGTTAGTATCAACAATATCTCCAAATTTAGGGTCACTCATAATGCTGGTTTGTCTCCTACTGATGGTGTGTATGCTTTACCTGTCTTATCAAACATTGTGAAATTCTGTAACAACACAAAGTTACTAGGGATGTTAAACAGTTTCTGCATCATAGTAACCATCATAGGTGACTGACAGTTAAAAGGAGGTATGTCCATATAAGCTAGACCATACATCATTAGGTCTTTCATAGCTTCCTCTTGATCCTTCCTAGTCTTCTCTACAAGCTTTTGTTCCCACTCTGCCATGCCTTCCATACCTACAGGGAAATCGGACGGTTCAGGAGGGAATAAACCCTCCTCAAACTTCATAGAATAAATATGTTTGCAATATCTAACTTCATCTAATACAGGTTCCCAAAAGTCGGTTAGTTGGGTAATAACATTATCTTTAGCTCTGTAATCTTTAAATGACGGCATCCCATCAGATCTAGCTCCGGGTAAAGAAGGATCAGAACCACTTCTTATATAAACAGATCCAAAATCTTTATATACACCGGGATTATCTCTAGTAGTTCCTGGGACTGTTGTAGAAGTTGGTGTAATAGAAGGAGGTATATTGAAATCAGCACTAGGCGAAATAATTTCCATTACTCTATTAGTAACTGCGTCCGTCATAGCTTGGTTGGATACCTTTTCCCCAATCTTTAACACTTCAAAACGTCCGGGTTTTAAGGAAGCTACGTTCGATCTTGGAAAATTACTTGCTTTTCTTTTACCTAGAGTAGATAAGTAAGCGTAATCACGTCTACTGTAATCCTGACAACTACAATAGTATCTAGTTCCTGTCATAAAAAATCTACCTACATTAGGTGCTTTAGAGGTAGGGGTAATCAGAACTCTGTCTGGTGTAGCTTCAATAGATCCTCTTTTCTTTAACTTGATCACTCCTGTCGTTTCATTAATATCTGCTATAACCGCCTGTACAAATCCAAATCTTTTCTGAGAAGTGGGATCTATTGTGTCTCTGTTAATAGGTACACCCTCTGCTTCTATTATCCGATCTTCAATAACTTCACCGATAGTAGGCTTGATACCTTCTGGTATACCATCTACAGGAATAAATAAAGGAGGAGGTAATGGATTAGTTTCGCTCCAGCTGCCAGATAGTTGAACTATGTAAAATTCGTTATCTTCGGTTACAGAAGCAATGGATGCTCTAGCTCCTGTGTGATCTAAAACATTATCAAAACGTAAACTACCAGCAACTCTTACTCCAGCCCAATGGCAACCTAGTTCTTTATTTCTAGTAGGAAACCCTTTAAATACTCCAGGAATAGCAGGCTGATTACCAGCAGCTGGAGATGCTCCTTGAGGTAAAGGTATTTTATAAGTAAAAGGAAAGTCAATAGAAGTTTGATAATAAGAAGCTGTAGCTATTTCGAACCCTCTTCTCCATCTTGACCATGAAGACGCACGGTTGGCTCTGTAAATGGAAGAAGGTAAACTACCTCCAAATTCTGCCTCTATAGGTTTTATTCCAAAATCATCTTTTTTACCAGACTCTTTTAAAAAAGAAAATGCATCACCTCTCTGAGCCATTTCTCTTACTCCTAGTCTCTGCTTTTTGTCTCTCAATAAAATTTCTGTAAACAGCTGCAGCTTTCGTCTTACCTGCTGCTTTAGCTCTTTGTTCCATAGCTATGGCAGCTTGTGTCTTATGATTATGTGTGCGATCACTTTTTTTGATCTTAGCAATACTTGCTAAAGCTACTCCTTTATCTTTAAATCCTAAACCTTTTATAGTTCCACGGGGATTCTCATCGGTATATAAATCACTATGTTGTTTACTGTTAGCTGGTTGCCCTTTCTTACGAGGTATCCTAGCTACCATTAGAAGAATCCTCCTTGAGCTGCTACATGGACTCCAGAGGCATATCCAGCAGTGTTAGGACCTTCTGCATATACACCTACATAAACTCTATCTCCACGCTCCATATAGATGCCTCTATTCCTAATTGGTTGTCCAGCATTTGCATCACCTGTAGAAGAAGCATATGCAGAATGAACTCCTGGAGTAGAAACATGAGGCATAACATCGGAACAATCTACACTATGTACTCCAGCAGGTACCTTTTTAGAAAATAATAATTTATAATCTCCCGAAGCTGGAATAGGTGTTGTAGTTCCACGAGTTGCATAGAATACAAATGTCACTTCAGGTTGTTGCCCATAATTAACACCTTGATAGGTGAATCCTTGAGCAAGTCCACCAGAATAGTTTAGGGCTTTTAAAACGCCGGTTAAAGTAGTTGCTCCTGTGTATGTGTAGTGTCCAAATTGATAAGTGTTATTGGAAACAGTTGCCTGTGTAGGATCTTCGATAAACACAATCATTCCACTAATTAAGGAAACAATTGAATCTTTATTGGCGACATTCAAGGTGAAATCATTGCCACGGAAGTAATCATTTCTGGTAATAAGTATTGAATCTATTACGCCACCGTTGTTATTGTCTTCACTTAACGCTGCGTCCATATCAACCAAGATAGATGGTGCTTGACCACCCTGCACGAATAAAGTATTAGTCGCCTGACTTCCGACAGTCTGCGTAGTTACTCTTACTGAATCGAATAATGGACGATCAACCAAAAGTGGTTGTTTATTAGTCGAGGTAGATGCCACTTTTAATTACAATGCTTTTTGTCTATTATAGCCTTAGCCATATGGTGAAGGCAAAAATCCGGAGGGCATCTTATTCAACTCACTCTTCATCATGATAGTAGGATCTCTTGATACATTTAATAACTCTTGAAAAGTCATCATGGATGCACCCTTTTTATCAGGTTTAAATTTAAAACTTTTAGCTGTTTTATAGTCTATTCTTTGTTGAGGAGTATACTCTCTCATTCCACTTCTGTATATTTCTCCTGGCAGATAGCTATTAGCATAGTCTATATATTTCATCTCCAGTTCTCAGCTAAGTGCATCCTAGATCCCACAGCTGTATCTGCAGGTCCTGGTAATGCCTGTATAAATTCAGCCCCTGAACGTTCGTACCTATAGCGTGCTTGAACTGGGTCTTTGTAATTAGCAACGTAAAGTATTCCTGCTAATCTATTAGTTTCATATAGATATATCTCACTCCATATTTTCAAAGCTTCTTTAGCATTACTGGAACGAATTGTTCTATCTACGTCCCCAGCGATAGTCTCTAATCTTGTAGAAGGCGTTGATGCCACTTCAGTTTTCTTCTCAGCAGTGTCGCACCTACCGATCTGAACAATTATTTTATCTACAAAGAACGAATCTGGAACAGTATTCATTGCTTCTTCCAAACGGGCATAATCACCTGCAGGAACTGAGACTGTAAAATAGCCCAAATGGTATCTAACCCTACTTTTATCAAAGTCAGATAATTCCACTCTAAAAGTATTAAGTATCTAAATTATACTCGGATTAAATCAGCAGCTATTACAGAATCCCAGTCTACCCTCTTTATTTGCTTAAGTTGTTCCAGATTAACAAATCTCTCACCCGATAAAGACATTTGTAGATCTTTTATCTCTCTTGCAGTTTTTAGTCCTATCCCTTTTATATGGTCAGCAATCATCTGAGCCGTTGCACCATTTATATTCAACCGCATGTCAGGAGGGAAGGATCTGGGCTCTTCTTTAGCTGCCTTATCTTTTACCTGTAGTGTCTGAACTTTAGTGGTTGCTTTAGTGTCGGGAGTCAGTTCTTGATCATAAGCATAAAACACTTTGCCATCTTGGTCCTCGACCATAAAGTACTCACCGTTTTCAAGCTCACTAATTTTTTTAACTCTAGAACCAGTCTTTTTGTGTTGATAAAGCATAACTAAGATCAAAGTATTACCCTTGATCTTAGTTTACCTCATTTACTCGAAGAAGACTATGGACTAACTGTGCGACCTATTATGTACTGCTCAATATCATTGTAGTTAGGAGCTTCATCTGGCTGGATGTAGCATACTTCACATACAATGTAGCCTCTCTTGCCTGCATCTACGTCTGCATTAGATAGGTAGAAACCATTCTGTGCAGAAGTAGCGTTAGCACCTGCTTTACTAAATACCTTGTAAGTAGTTGCAGCAGTAATTGACTTGTAAGCTACACCTGGATGTAATGCACCACCTGCAGCTGTACCAGATGCTGTAATGAATGGGTTTCCACTGAATCCCTCAACACCTGCGGCGAAGAAGATCGCACCTGCTCCACCATCACCTGTTCCGTCTGCTGTGGATGTAATGTTTGCCTGAGCACATCCTTCTGCAAGACCAGAAGCTGCTACTGGAGCACCTCCATTACTACGTCCGAATGAGATTGCATCACCTGTTGCGGCATAAATACCAGAAGCAACACGTCCATCCCAACCAGATGCAACAGATACAGCAGCACGATAAACATAAGAAGGAAGAGTTGAACTACCTGAGATAACCATTCCTGTGATATCTGTACGTGTATCGTCATTTCTGTAAGGTGAAGGAACAATGACATCTACGGAAGATACCTTTGCACCTACTTTACCTGTAACTTCTGCGTAACCACGTTGTTGAAAATATCTGTAGCCTGGCACTGCGAGTACAGAAGTAGGACCTCCTGAACTTTTGTCATTAGTGCTGTCATCGTTAGTATCAATATTCTTGTACCAACCGTTGAGAGCCTCTGTAAAGTTACCAGGGTAGATTTTCTTAGCTGATAAATAAGACATTTATTTCTCCTTTAATTTTACTTATTTTATTTTATTTAATCACTAGATGCTGCCGTCATCTGATACGAAACTAAATGCTGTTGTAACGAAATCTTTGTTTAGACTCTCGAAACCAGCGTATAGTTGCCAGATCAAAATGATAAAGCGGCTAAAATCATCGTTATTATTGATGAGTACCTGTGCGTTAGGTCCACCAATACCAACACCAATTGCTTGTGGTCCAAAGAAGAATCCTTGTGCAACTTCTAGTGAAGAGTAGCTACTGCCACCATCAATAGATGCTGTGACGTTCTTAGTTGGGAAGTTGGTTGATTCGAAGAACTTAACACCTTCAAACTGTACGCCTGTTGGCATTACTGGTTCACCTGCAAGGAAATAAGCTTGTCCAGCCTGAGGTCCTTGGAAGAAACTAGCGTTGTTAGGAATCATGGGGTTACCCATGTACATTCCCTGACCTGGAGCACCAGCGTAACGTGCGATCTCTCTGAAATCACTGTCACGACGTAAGTGCATCATGAATGTTGGGTCAACTAAGCAACGATATAAACCGTCTGCATATGTTGGTACATTTCTCTTACGTAAGTCTTTAACAACAGTTAAAAGGTCAGTTTTTACTGAGAACTGTTGAGTCTGATCTCCATATTCATTAGCTGTATATGAAATACGTCCGGAAGAGTCTTTTGTTTTGCTACCAGCGAAGTAATATCCACCTTGTGAAGAAGATGCTGCTCCGTTAGTTTCTGCTTTTGCAAGCTCGTCAATGAAGACCCTATCTCTCCATCTTCTGTAATCGTCTAAAAGGGTTAGAGAGCCGATGCTCTGGTGGAACATGTTTAAATTACCAGTATCTAAAAGAAGACGCTGGGCTGTAACTAGAGTTTCACGAGCAATCTTGAAAGTACTTGGCTGTGTAGTATCACCTGGATCTGCAGGACCTGTGTACTCTTTAAGTACTACAAGTACCTTTTCCTTTGTGATGTTACGGCTGTTTGCTGTACCAATTGTTTGATCAGCAATACGCTCTCTAGAATCCTTAGTACCTGGTGATCCCCAGAACTTGTATCTATCTAGCTGTACCGTTTGTCCGGGCTGTCTTGAAAAGTCGTGTACCACTACTGGTTCAACGGCCATTTCAGCCACGTATGCTGGATGGGGCCTATAGAGCTCCGCACCTAGAATCTTTGGAAAGTCATTATCAATGAACACTTTGCTTTATCCTCCAAAAAGCGGCAGTAAATGTTTAATCGGGTAAAAGAGTTAGACGTTATTCCCGTCCTATCTATAAATTAAATTTTAGCAGTACATAATTTTTTACAAAAAGAAGTATGCACTGCTATAGAGCTGAGCCCTACTCCATCACAAATAATTTGTTTTGTACGGTGTTTGGCTGAGCCTGATTTAGCATCCTCCATGCATTCTGTGGGTCACGAGACATTGTGTCGTTAAATGTGCCCCAGAAATTTTCTGGTTGTTGTGGTGCAGCGGCTTGTGGAGGTGCTGGAAAGTCTGTTCCACTTTGTGTAGCAGAAGTATTTACACCGGCTGTTGGATAACCTCTTGCCTCTAATTCTTGCTCATTCTCATAAACAGGGCATGGTCCTTCTGGTCCGAAATATTTAAGTGTGTAATCACTTAACACATCTGGATTAGTAAGTATCTCATTGTAAGCAAGATTCTCTTGGTGTTCTTGTACAGCGAAATCTGCATATCCTGTTATTAAATCTTGTGCTTCATGTCCCCAATTGACAGCACTATCTAGCATCTCTTCTAGGTTTAGAGCGTACTGGTTTAGAACGGCTGGTGCCTCTACCCCGAACGCGTCCATCACCTGCCTGCTCTCGTCGCTCATCCCTATCTCGTACTGGAGATCGTCCAGCTCCGCTGGTGAGAGACTCGAGTAGGTTTGGGAAGAGTTGTCCAAGTATTCCTGGCTGGCTGGCGAGGTCTGG